GTTCTTACGCAGGTTAGCTTCGACTTGGTTCGCGTACTGCATGTCCTGGGCCGCGCTGTTTCGTAGCATATTGATGATCTGCCGGCGGCCTTGTGGTGTGCTGACCAGTTGCGGGAATTGCTGCTCAAAGCGCTTGCGGTCCTCGTCCGTCATCGAGCGGCCAACGCCGTTGCCAGCAGTCAGGACCTTCGCGACTTGCTGTGCGAGGATCGCGTTGTACTCTTCCGACCGACCGAGTTTGTTTTGATCGACAGGTACGCCGAGGGTCTGCGCGAACGCACCCAAAGTCGTGGCCACGTTAGCCGTCGGTCCGCTGAACACGCCCTTGTTGTTAAGCTCCTCGAGGCGGTTCGCCGTGAATTGCATCTGCTGGGCTTGCTGCTTCCCGGTTCGGGCAGTGTTGATCAGTTCGGCTGTGGATTCTCCGAGCTTCTTCATCAGCGCGTTGTCGCCCATGTTGACAGCNNTTGTGGACAGTGACCTTCGGCGCGTTGTCGAGCTTCTTGTACCCTGTTGCACTTGTCTGGTACAAGTCGCCGCCGATGGTCTTGAGGTCGAAAGGCCGCTGCCCAGACGGATTGCCGGGGGTTGCGTAATTCCCGCTGGAATCGAGCAGCACTTCGCCGGGCGCGTAGGCCTTCAGTTCGCGCTTCGGTTTCCAGGCCGCAGGGTTGTTGGTGTTCGCAAGCACGCTTTCCGGCGTGGAGATTGTAAGCAGGTCCTTCGGCGTGAGCTGGTTCTTGCCCTCTTCCTTGAGCTGTTGCATAGCCAGATCACGCAGGACCGGGTGGTTAGAAGCCAGAGCATCGAAGATTGCCTTCTTCCGGTCGCCGGGAACTTTGACCATCTGCGGGCTGCCGTCTTCGTTCGGAGTCAAAGCCATCGACGGGGTCTCGTAACCCTGCAGGGTTTTGTAATACTGCTCCATTCCAGACTTCAGTTCGTCACCATACCGCTGGCTCAGCGCCGTGCGGTCAGCCTTTGCTTCGTCGGATTTCTTCCCGGCAACGTAACCTTCAAGCAACTTCGCCAGTACATTCACTCCGGAGAGCTTAACCCCCGGCTGCGTAGGCAGCTGCAGTGGCTGCAGCGCACTTTGCTGCAAGGCATCCGCAATAGCCTGCTTGCGTTTGATCGCGTCGGCTTCGGTTTCGAAGTCATAAGTTGGCATCATCGGCACAGTAACTCTCCTTTATCCGTGGGTATTACGCTGCTGTAATACGTGGGTATTTGCCCGCAGCGCAAACGGAACTGTCCCCGTCAAATACAAGTGGCGCACGTTCCCGGTGTTGAAAATGTCTGCATCACGAGGGTAAACTTCCAGCGCATCGTAGTCACCAAACCCGCAGTCACGCTTCACTTTCATCAATTCTTCCCAGGACAGCGGCGCGTCGGAATAACTAGCCCTCGCAATGGACAACCGCCAGACCTCGCCCTGCTTGAACAGGCTCGCCACGAACTCGGGGGAATGCCACGCAGCGGCAGCATCTTCCCCGAGTGGGCTTTGATAGGTTGGGATAACTTGTTCCATGTTAGAACAGAGCCGCGAGGCCTGCGAATGTACCGGCTGGCGCCATCATGGCGGCTCCGCCAAGTTGCGCTAACCCGCCAAGCATTGCGTTGTTCGAGCCGACACCTGCTTGGTAATTCGCCAGATCTCCTTGATAGGAGTTGTAAACTGACTGTGCAATCGGACTTGCCCCGACTTGCGCGCCACTGTTGGTGTTACCGAACTGCGGTGTTTGTGCCTGCGCGCCAGTACGCAAAGCATTCAGTTCATTCAGAATCTGGTTTCGTACTGCGATTGTGTTATTGAACTGCTCCTGGTTACCCATGCGTTCCATGTTGAACTGGTTCGCAGTTGAATTGTCCTTCGCAGTTTCCTGCGCTGTTTCGGCGCCATACCAGTTCCGACTCGAATTGTCCAGATTACCTACAATGTTTGCCAGTGCGGTTGCTTCCTGAGTCGGTAACATGCGCAGAGTGTTAGCTTCATTGACGCCTTGTTGACGGGCTTGAAGGCCCTGCGAGAACGCAGAATTAAGCTCATTCGCTTGCTGCTGGCGGTTCGCCATGTCCATACCGAACTGGCGTTGAAGTTCAGTACCACCAGCTGCGATTGCATCATTCATCGCGGAAGAGTATGCATCGTTCTTCGCGTTGTTGAAGTTCTGCATTTCACGATTGTAGGCCTCACTGCCTTGCGTAATGCCTTGCGCCGCAAGGCTCGAAGCCAATCGATCCTCGCTTTGCTGGAAGCGCGGATTGAGGCGGGCAGTTGACCGTTTGTAAAGTGCATCTTCAATGCTGTTCCGCACAGCTTGGTTTGCCGACGGCATTGGGCTGGTAATGCGCTCGACGCCCGGCATGTTGGGGGCAGACCTGTAGTTGAAGTTATGTCCGTACAGACTGCGGAGCCGAGCGAGCTGCGTTTCCAGGTCCTGTCGGCCGGTTGCGGCAAGTTCCTCTGCGCCGACAAGCGAAGGCTGGAGGTCGCTGTAACGTCCTTCGCCACCTTGACGAATTTCGTTAATGTTGGCAGGATTCGGTGCTTGAAGTTGGCGGGCCAGCGTGCTTGTGGTGTTCCCCAGCGAACTGTTAATAGCCCCCTGCAACCCCTGACTCGTGGCAAGGCTTGAGTCCAGCAAAGACTGAATTCGAGGGTCGAGCGTGACAGTGGATGTCCAGGCATCCGGGTTGTAGCCGTAGCTGGACTGTTCCGGTTTTGGGCCAGTTCCACCGGCGTCCTGCCACGCTTTTAGCGCATTTTCATACCCGGTCTTGTCGTAGCCGCTCCCGCCCTGCGCCCAGGTCATTGAGCCGTAAGGCGTAACCTGATTCGCGCGGTTGAGGGCTGTAGTGATGCGTGCAGCGTCGATGTTCGCCGTGCCTTGCGCGTTTGCTACTGCATACGGATCAGGTGCCGCCGGGGCGTCATTACCGCCGAAGATTGCATCTACAATACCACCCATTTACATTCCCCTTTGCTCATTCCAAACATCAGCAAATCTCCGAATTCGAAGTCTCGCAAACAACCCTCGAGGCGGAAGCCAGTTTTCTTTGCCAGCCGCAGGCATAGCACATTACTGACTTCAATCGAGGCCGTCAAACGCCGACAGCGGAGCGTGATAAAACCGTGAAAAAACATCCTGCGGCAAAACTCTGGAGTGAACCAGCGTCTTGCCGCAGCCGCAATGTGCAAATTACTGTTCCCTTTGCAGGGTGGGGTGAACACTGCCACCCCAGCAATCCGACCATCGTCAGTTAAACTCGTAATTCCGGTCGTACCACCGGGAAAGGACAATCCTAACGCAGTTTCTGCGAACTTGAGAGCTTCAGGTGAGAGACCTTCAACCACCCTCACAACATACCTCCGCGCTGAATAACCAAGTCCGTCGCAATCCATGCCATGTTAATACCTTTAGTTGTCACGCGCAAGCGCACAGCGAGGGCATAACCAGGCTTGTGGAAAACTGACCGCCACTTTGCAACGGTCGATGTGCCAGAGGACCAATAGGCTTCATCCCACTTTGACTGATCCCGATCCCAGCGGGATTGGAGTTGAAGGTAGGTGATGGATGAGCCAGTGATCGACTCGCTTTCGTAATAGTCAGTATCAACCCCGACTTTGAGCTTCAGCGAAGCGTTTGTGGTGACGATCGGACGAACAAGCTTGACATGGTTCATTGACCCTTTAGTGGGGTAGACAAAAGCGGATTTGGCTGTGGCGTCAATCGGACGGCCTACGTCGTCAGTACCAGTCCAAGCTTGATAAACTTTGTCGTGGAGGGCGAAGTAGAGCTTGCCATCGTGAACTGCCCAGACTTCCGCCGGCATACCGACGAAACGGGTCCAGGCACCAGTTTGCGTGTTCATAACGAACTGGTAACTGTACACAGAGTTAAGGTCATGCCGACTCAGCACCGGTACATTGACCAGAAGCATCGTGGCTTCAGGAAACATGACAGGCTGCCAGCCGTATAAGCCTGCAAAGTTCTGTGTATAGTCTACCCAGGCGCGGGAAATTTTATCGCTGATTGCGCTGCGACGGTCAACAGTGGCGGACTGCAGGGCCTTTGACAGTGGGTAAAGACCTTGGACAGTGAGCAGGCACAAATCCCCACCAACCTTCACAAGGCACCGTTTCGACATAGGCTTGCCGATGTAGTAGATACCCTTTAGCGACCATGCGGAAGCGCTGGAAGGATCTGTGCCGGTGTAAACTGCGACTTCACCTTCGGAGGTTACTGCAGCAAAATAATCTTCCGGGCCGTTACCGCCATCGAGTGTCCAAGCGTCTGTCGCCACCAAATACCCGCCACGGCGGAATAAGGCTCCAAGGGGGAATTCAAGCGCCGCTCCAGCGACACTGTTCACCGGCAGATACCAGAACGACAGCGAGTCTTTGACAGTGAAAAACAAACGGGACTTGAACAAACTGACGTTTGTGATGTTTGCTGAGGTTACGCCAGTCAAAGCCGGTGTGGAAACACCATCGAGGACAGTCCAGGCTGCTCCGTTGTAATAGCGAGACTTGTCCACACCGTTACAGCTCCAGAGGAAACTCCCGCCAGCGGTGGAGATGTTGACTGACTGCCATTCAGCATTTGTGGCTGCACTGGAAACGGCTGCGATTGTACCACCTGGCGTTACGTCATAAATTCCGTCATCCGCACCTGCAAAAAGCTTGGCCGCTCCGTTGGCGGCCTTGTAAGACAATAGTGAGCGGATGTTGTGAGGGCTGCCCGGTTCAACGTCAGCTGGAATTGTCGCTGCAAGTGCGCTACCCGGACGCAGCATTACGTCACTGGTCCGGGGGAAGAAGTTGTTAAGAAACACCGCGTCCTTCGCAGGCATATCTGCGATAGGGTCACGAGCGTTCCACCCGCCGACGGGTGCCGGAAGGTTCTTGGCTGCCGAGGTCGGCATTGCCGCAGATTTCATGACTTGGCGCATTAGGAGATACTCCAATTACCAGCCGGGACAAACACACCGGGCTGGATCATGCCGGAACCTTCATTCATAGACATTGGCTGTTTGGTGCCGTCAGCGCCAGCAGCTTCGGCCACTGCAGCTTCATACAATCGGAAGGATTCCAGATAGGGCAAACCCTTCTCCTCTTTCCACCGCCACCGCAGGCCAAGAAGCAGCAACGATTTGGCGAGCAGAAAAGTGTCGTCGTCGCGGGTGAAAAAAGCCTTGACCGTTGGTAATGCGGTAGAGTTGTCCTGCACAATACCTTCCGAAGCATACTCAAAAGCCATTGTGTGGCCTGCGGGCATGTCAGGAATGATCTTGAGTCGTCCCTGCTGGATGCGATACTGATAAAATGGGCTGGCCATAGGCAGGGCTTTAAGCACTTGCCATTGTTGCGGGGAGCGTGGGCCGAAGACTGGCAGGCGACGCGTCCGGTCAAAGATCGTTTCATTGAGGATCTTGAGATAAGCGTTAGGTGCAAGGTCGGTAATAGCTCCCTGATCCGCACCAGCCACGCTCGTGAAAACAGTTTCATACTGCAAACTCGTCCAGGAATGTCGACGGACAAGGTCCTCACAGATTTCATTTGCCAGCCCGACAATTTGTGTGAGCTGGTCATCCTGTGATGCCATGATGATTAGAGGGACTGACAGACCTTGACGCTGGCAGAATTCCTGGACGATTTGCAATAGGGTCATGATGACTCCTTACAGTTTCTTGGCAGCAGGCTTTTCAGTACCAGTCAGGGCATCAACTTTCGCGACCAGTTCCTTGAGTTGAGCTTCGAGCTGCGTGTTGCGGGCTTGGAGGTTCTCGTTCGCCGCTTTCAATGAGGAAAGCTCTCCACTCGCTTTTCCAGCGGATTCGGAACTGGTAAGCCAGTCGATGGCGCGCTGCTTAAGAGCGCGTCCGCCCATGCCGATGCGACCCAGGACTTCTTCGTTCGCAGCGGCAAGGTCTTCGACAGTGCGAACCTGCAGGGACAGGAGGGTCTTGACCTGGGAAGGGGAAACCGGCGGCCAGTCCGTGATCGGAGTGCCGTTGACGGGAGCTTCGCGCCCTTCGCACCATTCCTTGTAGACTTCCTTGAACGCGGCAAGCCATTCACGCGGGCAGCGACCTTCGCTCACATCCTGCTTGAGCTTGTCGAACCATTCATCGGCTTTACGCTCAATGCAGTCCTTCGACCCCATCGGGGTGATCAAGGCGTAGTGAACATCCTTGCCGACATAATGGCCGGCATCGAGTGATGCTTGACGATCCTCTTCGGCCCGGACTTCGAACCGGACATACGGAGGACGTTCTTCGAGTTTTTGTACCATTTCTAACTCCCACAGTTAGGTAGAGGGTGAACCCTCCCACCAAAAAACCCCAGGGCCGAAGCCCTGAGGAACACCGTGGGAGGTGAATTGGTGTTTAGCCGTTGGCGTTAGCAGACGGGTAGGCGAGCTGGCAAACAGCATAGCCAGCAGTCGGCGTGTCAATCGCGGTTTTGCTGCGAATACCGTCGATCTTGTCGCCAGCTACAACCGCGTCGTCCGGGGTGCCTGCGGTGGCAGTCCAGTAGACATTGGCATTGGCGGCGAAGGCTGCGGCGACCTTCACGACAGCAGCACCGGCGATCTGGTACCAGCCGAACTGGTTCGCTACGTTTGCAGACATGGCAATACCAACAGGGCCACGGTCGCCGGCTACGCCACGCTTGGTGGTGTTCGCGTAGGTGTCGTAGATGACAGCTTCACCCACAGCGGTAGACGCCAGGCCCTTGAGGTAAATGAACTCCCCTTCGCCGAACGTCGGGTCATAAGCCTTGACGCGCGTACCAATGGGATGCTGCTGGACGGTCGAAGTCGCAGCGATGGGCTGCATACCGACTTTGGAATCAACAAAAGCGTAAGCCATTT